TGGCCAATGTTAAATTCAAATGAGGATGCCATGGAATTTATTGATTATATAACATATGTTGTTGTATGGTTTATGGGTGCGGTCTATGGTTGGTATGCAAGAGAACGTCAAGCCAAACGAACTATTGATAGATTCTTTTCTGAAGTTGCGGATGAGGTTGATGAACAAGTTAATGATTCAGTAATCCCAATTAAGATTGAACGTCATAGTGGTGTCTTTTATGTTTACAATAAAGATACTGAACAGTTTATGGGTCAGGGTAATACTCGAAAAGAGTTGGAAGTTAATCTTGCAAAAAGATTCCCTGATAAAAAGTTTGCAGCCGATAAAGAAAATCTGAAGGTTCTGAAATGACATCTTCATTTAGAGATGTTTGTCTAAAACTAAGATCCGAGAACATACAAAAGGTAAAAACAAAACAGAATTCTATATGCATTTATCAGGATTTAATATTTACTAATCTTGTTGAATCGTTTGATCAAATGTTCTCTGATGGAGTTGACTGGGATAATGCTTATAATGTTATCCCAAAAGAAGATCATTATCAGTATGAGCAAGATTTAAAGATTTTAAAATTACACATTTTAAATCACAACAATGATAGATTTATTTCATTAAGTGATAGAAAGAATATGTATTCTGATTTGAATATTAATTCTGCTATACATAACCACTCATTTGATCAAGGGTTCATTGAGCCAATGATGTGGAAAGGTAAACCATTACATAAAACTGTTTATGATTTTTCTATATTACAATTATTAATTTGGGAGTTAAAACCTAAAACAATAATTGAGATGGGTAGTGGTAATGGATCTTCTGCAGAATATATGAATGATTTATGCGAGATATATAATCAGCCTTGCAAAATTATTTCTTTTGACATAACTAATAAAGAGAGATCTCAAGATTCAATAGATTTTTATTGGGTAGATTGTTTGGATTTAAATACGTTTGAAAAACATAAAGACATATTTAAACAACTAGATCATCCAATCTTATTCATAGAAGATTCTCATATAAATACTTTTGAGGTTCTAACCTATTTTACAAAGTATCTTTGTGTTGGAGATTATGTATATGTAGAAGATCTTGTTGAACAACAAGATATAGATGTAAATAAATGGTATTGTGAAGACTTTCTAATTGATAGAAAATATATTGATTATTTTGGTGTTGGTAATTCCTGCGCCAATTATGCAATATTTAAAAAAGTGAAATGATATATTATGAGTCCGTTTGATTTTTTAAATTCTATAAACTCAACTAAAGAAAATTTATTTGAAAAAGATCCACAAGCAGGTAAGGATTATAAACCATTTCTAATAAATAGAGGGTTATCGTATTTCCCAGATACTATCTTTTATGCAAATCAGATGAATCAACATGCTGGTTTGGATAAAGATATGCAGTTTTTCTTTTTCCTAAATATTATTTCAAGGAAGAAGAGATTTAGTAAGTGGTCCAAAAAGGACGCTGAAACCGAATCTCTTGAACTTGTTAAAGAGTATTATGGGTATTCAAGTGAGAAAGCTACGGAAGCACTTAAAGTCCTGTCCGAAGAGAACTTGATTATGATAAAAGAAAAATTATACAAAGGTGGAAAATCATGACTGTTGAAATGATTTATTACGACTGGACGCCAGAGTCCATGCTTGAAGTGGTTTTACCTGAACCTGACAACTTTCTAAAGGTTCGTGAAACTTTGACTCGCATCGGCATTGCTTCTAGGAAAGAAAATAAACTGTACCAATCTTGCCATATCCTGCACAAACAGGGTAGGTATTTTATCGTTCACTTCAAAGAACTATTTGCTTTGGACGGTAAAGAATCGAATATCACTGCAGGTGATATTGAGCGTAGAAATGCGATAGCTGGTTTGCTTCAGGATTGGGATCTGTTAAAGATCCTAAATAATTCTCAAGCCGATCAGAAAGCATCTCTGTCGCAAATTAAAGTTGTATCTTTTAAAGAGAAAGATCAATGGGAATTAGTACCGAAATATAACATAGGAAAAAAATCAAAATGATTAAACTTGAACTTGAAATTAATGAAGTAAACACTATTCTTGCAGTATTGGGTAAGCATCCTTTCGAGGAAGTTGCTGCGCTGATTGTTAAACTCAAACAGCAAGGCGACCCACAAGCTGAAGCAATTGTTGCTGCGCAAGCAACAACCGCAGCTGAACTACCAGCTGCATAAAGTATTCACCTTAGGACCGCTAAGTTACGAATCGTATTAAAGCTGATGATACGTTAAGTCATCGCTGGAACCAGTAACCAGCATTTAACTATCTCGCCTTCGGGGAGATTAATTTTTACTACTCGCTTAATAGGAGAACCACAATGGTCAATAAGACTTTCATTCCAGCATTTTTCACTCAAGATTCTTTCAAGGACTTCGACAAGTTCTTTGTAGGTTTCGAAGATACTGCTAAGCAAATGCAAACTTTGCATGCAGATCTAACCAAAAACATTCCCAACTATCCTCCATACAACATTCGTAAGAATGGTGAGAACTCATACACAATCGAAATCGCAGTTGCTGGTTTTGGTCAGAATGAGATCGATATTGAGATTGATGGTGGTAAGTTAATTGTTAAGGGTAACTCCACAGCAGAAACCGATACAACAAATGATTATTTGTTCAAAGGTATTGCTAATCGTGCGTTTACTCGTTCTTTCGCTATTGATGATCACATCGAAGTTAAAGACGCAGAACTATTCAATGGTATGCTTAAGATTGCTCTAGAGCGTCTCATTCCAGAAGAACAGAAGCCAAAGAAAGTTCCAGTCAAGGCTGGTAAAGGTAAGCAATTTTTACAAGAGGACGAATATGACAAAGCTGCTGAAACACTTTAAAAATATCGTTCTAGGTTTAAGCGATGGAATCCATGCATTCAGAACTTACAAAGTAGGTAAAGTAAAATGAGCAATTCCGTAACATTAAAGAATCTTGAAAGTGCACTCGCTGGCGAGTCAATGGCTCATATCAAGTATCGTTATTTTGCAAAGATTGCTCGTGAAGAAGGTTTCGAAGATGTCGCAAAACACTTCGAACATACAGCTGACCAAGAAATCAAACATGCATGGGGTCATCTAGAATTGTTAATCGGTAAGCCATCCACCAAGGAATGTCTACAGAAAGCAATTGATGGTGAGACTTATGAGTTTACAGAAATGTATCCACAGTTTGAAGCGATTGCAGTTTCAGAGGGTAATCTACATGCAGAAAAAGAAATGCGTGGTCAGATTCAAGAATCCTTTGAACACGCAGAAGCGTTTAAGGCTGTTCTAGCCAAAGCTGAAAAGCGTTTCAATGCTTTGAAGAAAGTTGAAGAACGCCATGCTAATGCTTATAAAACAGTATTGGGAGGTTTGTGATGGATTACGTATGTATAGTATGTGGCCATGTCCATGATGAGGAAACAGAAGGTAAGTGGGAAGATCTTCCTGCTGACTTTGAATGCCCAGAGTGTGGCGTTGGTAAAGAAGATTATGTAGAAATGTAATTAGTCATGACAAGTAGGGGGACTTTCGGGTTCCCCTAAATACTTGTTATGATGAAAGCAAAACTATCACCAAACCTAATCTCTTTCTTTCTGGTTCGCAGAGGGAATTGGATGCTCAAGGTATCGGTGTATAAGAATAAACAAATTCTAGTTTTTATGCAACACGTATATGACATGGATAAAATTATTATGCAATACTTCCATGATCAAAACCAAGCAGCAGATTTTATTGAATACATGATAGAGGAATAATATGATTAAAGTTTTTAAACTATTGAATGGTGAAGAGATTATTACCAAGACTGAAGTAAATGGACTTGGATATACATTAAAGGATCCAGCTGCAATCGTAATTCAGCAAACAGAAAAGGGTGTTGGTGTTGGGCTTGCTCCATACATGCCATATGCCGAAAGCGATATTACTTTATACGCTTCTTCTATCGCAACTGAAGGTACTCCATCAAAGAATATGGCGAATGAATATAACCGAATCTTCGGGTCGGGTATCGAGGTCGTTCCTGCCAGTGCTTTAAGTGGACTTCAAATCGTCTCGTAGGACGTGCTAAAACGACCGTAGGGACGTTTTTCGGCTTCAAACAGGGGTTTACCCACCCCTACCTCCCCAACGGCTCTACAGCCCTCTCTCGGGGTCTAAATACTAATAAAAAAGTATTAAAAATCAATGACTTAGGATAACCCTACAAACTGTAGGGTTTTTCTACATTTCGCTTTACTTTAATGTAATCTTGGAGTATAATAGTTGTATAAATGATGAAAAAAGGAAATGATTATGTATAAGTCTAAAGCTGAAGTGCGTATCGAAACTGAAAATGCTATCAAGAAATTCTTGAAGCAAGGTGGCTCTATTGAGGTTGTAAAATCCCGCAAAGGACCAAAGATGATGATGCGTGCCAAAGTTACCAAACAAGCATCTACTGGTACCTCTGGTTTCGCTGTTGGTTTTCCACGTAAGTCATTCGTTTAATCTAGGAGATCGTTATGTTGTCATGGGAAGAAATGTCACCTCTTGAGCAAGCC